TACTACCTAAACGTAAACAAGTTTTTGTAACTCTCCAGTTATTTTTTATATTATCAGGTCTTTCCCACTTACCACTTTCATCGTGTACTAGTAAGTTTAACTTTTCACCGTCATAACTATTATCACCTGTATTCTTCCAGTCTATAGTTGTATCAAGACCTTCAACATCATCCATTTCTTCACGCTCACGTATTTTTTTACGTGTAAACTTTTTAGCTGGTACTCTATACGCTAACTCTGACTTTGGTCTGTCCATACCATCTTGTATAGGTTTAAAAAAGAAAGGATAGTTTAAACTTATTGGTACAACTTTATCTGTGAACATTTTCTTTGCATCAGCACCTGTTTTAGATAATATACCAAATCTACTATCACTTGCAAGTGTTGCTAAATTAACTGTTTCAGCAGAGCTCATAAACGAAAAACCTGATCGTCTGTTTTTTAAATAGCACATACCGTAACATCTGCTATCAGCTTTACAAGCTTCCCAAAATATATAGAATAATCTATTAGCTTCTCTATAATCAGGCGCACCTACATCTATCTTACTCCATTGTAAATACATATAATGTGTACCTGTTATGTACGTTGGTTCACCTTTGTTTATAAACCAAAAACCTTCTTCTCTTCTTTTAAACTCTTCATCTATATAACCGTAGTGTTCTTCTTTAAAATCAAGAGAATAATCTTGCCAGTCAAATACTGTTTTAATTTTTTTAAACTCAGGCTTTGCTGGAAACTGTTTCCACTTTTGCTCTGACTTTATTTTACTGCAAGAATATATTTCTTTAGGTTGTTTAGGTAAAGCTATTTTTAAACCTTGTATCTCTATAACATCACCTACCATACCAGTCTTCGATATTACAACAATATCGTTTTCTTTATTATAACCATACTCCCACTTCTTAGATTTATTTAACCTTTTTAAAGTGTTAAGCTTTATTGGCTCTACTATTTTATATAACGTTTGTTCGTACTTCATTTTGATCTACCTTCTGCAAAACCCTTAAATGTAGTTTCTTTTTTTTCTTCAACCTTACCTTCAAGTATATTCTCTTCTTCGTTTATACGATTAAGTATTTCAAACGCATCGAATATGGCCAGCTTCTTTGTAGCTGCTGCATTTTTTAATCTATCAGCTGATATATCATCATCACTATCAACAATAGGTTCTTTAGCAACTTTAATAAGTTCTTCAACCGCTTTCTGCCCAGCTTGGATTATACTCTTCTTCGTTTCCTTTATATTCATATTTAATTGTAATAAATTTATTTAAAACTCTATATAATCTTTTACCGTTTATAACAAACTCATATTCACTGTTAGGTGTAAACCCAACTAAAGTGTTGATATTAAAAGTACCATCGGTATATTTTACTATACCTATTAAAGGTTGTTCTGTATCTACAGATAACTTGTTATTTGATTTTATAGGTTGAACAAAACTATAACCTGGCATAGCTTTGTTGTTGTATAAATATATTTGATCTTGTGATATTATATATTTATTTTCTTTCCAATATGATCTGCTATTGCGCTCTTTACCTTTTACATCTGTCCATCTTCTAAATATATTATGATGAACTATTACTTCATCACCAACTTTAACAGGTGATTCAAATAATATTGGAGTAGCTAAAACTATTGCTTTTCTATTAATGTATTCGTGGTTAAATATCTCTGTGTTTAATATTAATTCTTTGCTATCCACTCGCTTAACATTATTATAACGCTGGCCAACAGGAGCCACAATAAAATCTTTATAAGCATTCATTAATACTCTAAGTTGTATTCAACTGATATAGCCATATTTTTATTAAAGTCTTTCCAAGGTATGACAACTTTTTCTTTTCTAATATAAATACAGTATTTATCTTCTTCTTCTATTATATCACAAATCTTATGTCCGCCATAAACTTCTTGATCTACAGAATAGTGCATTGAATCTGTTTTGTAATCTTTACCTATGGTAATTTTTCTTATGATATTATTTTTCATCTTTAGGCCAATTTATTTTACCATCACTAATATTAACATCATATGTTCCGTATTCTTTTTTTAAAGTATCTTGAAAAGTTAAAACGTTTTTTTCGTGATGAACTAAATCATGTATTAATTTATGCTTTTGAGCTTCTAGTTTACCAATATTAATTTGACATATGTTAATATTGTTTATTATACTTTGAAGTTCTTTTAAATGTTTATCAGATATTTTTTCTGCTTTAGTTTTAAGTTCTACAACTTTATCTTTTTTTGCCATTGTATTTAATTTTATTTAATTATTATAATGTTGTGGGGTCTCCATATTTATTAACGAGATAATTTTCAACCCCTTCTATTTCCTCGTTATTAAGTTTTCTATTATAAAATATTATTTCATAAACCTTACAGTCTCTTAGAGATCTAAAAGCATCTTGGTAATTTTGAATTAAAGTTTGATATGTACCTTGACCTGACGGACTAAGGGTATCTAAAATACCTACTGCAAAAGTTAAAGGTTTTGTTCTTATAGAGCTATCATCACTTTTACCTACACCTAAATTAAGTTTGTTTACACCTTGCTCACTAGCGCTAGCATCAGAGTTGTTATCATCTAACGTGTTAGATACGCCAATATAAGATGCAGCATCTATACCTTTTGAATCATCAGCGTTTCTATACATTCTACCTTCTCTTAAAAAAGGGGAAGATGTTGTTGTTGCACTATTGCTACCTACAGATACTGTCCAAAACTGAAACTTATCATTATTTGATATTGGATTAGTAGTATCAACAGCTGGGTCCATAGGTCTCCATCTTCTTTCACTTTGGCTAGGTCCTAAACTAGTACTAACACTAACTACGTGCTCTACACTATTAGTAGAATTACCACCATTAGTTTCTGTAGTACTATAACTAACATTAGCTCTAGTCCATATTCTTCTACCAAACACTATATCACTAAAGCTACTGGGAAGACTAGGATCATGACCTTGAAAATGAAACAAAGACTCCGAGCTATGAACAAAACTATTAGTTCTAAACACGGTAAAATAGGTATAATTTTGTAAATCTATAAACGAATCTGTTAACCTAGCATATAAATCACCATCATCTCTTACGTTACCAACATTACCTCTAGCTCTCATATAAGGATAAGCATCTATATCATCTCCTTGTGCACTAGTGTAAGTATTTGAAACAAAATGAGCATAAGATATTGGATTACTACTTGATTCTGCTGGCGGTCTTTTTGCTGTAACAGAATCTGTTGTTTGATACACTGGACCATAGGGGTTGTTAAATGAAGGCCCTTCAAAACCTTCTAAAGTATTTAAATACTTACCTATAGCGTTAGTAGTATTGTTTTGTAAAGTATAAGCTTTATTATCTATTCTGTATATTCTCTGACCGCTACTAGAAACATTAGTAGAGCCAGCATCTGTATACATTGTACTAGCGTCAGTAAAATCCCACCAACCTATTAAATCATTAACGTCTGTTGGATTACTTATACCAGTTAAATATTTAGAGTATATTAATCCACTTGATAAACCTAACATCAGTAACCAACGTATGCTATAGCTTTACCACTATCTAATTTTATACTAGTCCATCTACCATATATAACTAAACCTTTAGGAAAAGTAACACCATCTGTACTAGATCCTCCATCAGCATCTACACCTGGTGATCCAGTACTAGAGTTAATATATATGTTTGAATCTTCAGATATTAAACCATCTGTATTAAAAACTGTGTCTTCAACAAATTGTATAGCCACAAAAACAGGATCGCTAGTTAAATTAGCTTTGTCTAAAACACTACCAGCTACATCTCCAACAGTAACACTATTAGTATAAGTACAAATAAGTATCGAACCCATTTGTCCAAAACCATACTCTATAGTATTATTTTTAAATCCCATATTTTATTTTTCAAAGTGTAGTAGTATTCTCATAGGATTTATATTAAATAGCTCTGCATTATCAGCAACGTCATTTGCTATAGGAGACTCAAAAGTAATAACTTGTTTATTAGAGCTAAATGCTGCTATGCTTTTAATTGTCCCTACAAGGCCATTTGCAACAGTGTGTATAACATCTCCTGGCGCAAATACTTGTTCAGCTCTTGGATTATCATCACTTCCAGCGTCTGTATCAAGAGTTGCAACACTACCATCAGCTGTTACACCACCTCTAGCTAACACTGTTGTGCTAAAACTTGTCCCGCTTGATTCATAAATTCCAGCAATGTACAGTTCGTCAAGACCTTTAGTACTACCACTATTAGGTTCTCCTGTTAAAACTAAATTATCGTCATGCTCTCTATTACCGTGCATCATTAAAGCGCCCTGTAAATTAGGTCCATTGTTTGTAGTAAAATTAACACTACTAAACCCTATTACATTATTTTGCCAACCAAAATTATCAACAAAAGAGTTATCAACAGTTCCTAGAGTAGATGGAGCTTGTCCATTTATTGTTTTAGCATATAATAAAGAAATATTATCGGTATTATCATTTGTATGATCTTTACCTCTAGTAAAATATGTAAGACAAATTAATTTAGCTGGACCTCTAGGTATTTCAAATTTAGTCCAATCAAACGCTATATCTCCATTGGTATAAGCTAGGTCTTGAGCAACAGCTGTTACTGGTATTGTCGGCTTTACTTCTATTGTAAAATATCTTGATAACATGTTTTTATTTTTTTATTTGTTCATTTTTCTTTGACGAGCCTCCAAAGAAGAAGTCGACAACTGTATTAACCTTGGCGCTCATAGCACCGAATATTGTTGAGATGAAACTAATTTCAAACTCACCTAAGTTTATTTCTTTAACTACAAATACTTTAAACATCATAAAACTTAGTCCGAAGTACGCAGCAGTAAATAACGTTGCAAGTACTTTTTGAATAAACGCGTCGTCTTTGTACATATCTCTAGCGCTCTTTCTGTCTTCGACTTCTTTAGCGAAGGCTTCTTTTTCAGCTTCAAGTAGTAAGCTTTTGATTGCAAGCTTAGCTTCAGCTCTTTCTTTGTCTGTTGTAACAACTTTGTCAAGTATTCCTTCTGCATTATTAACTACTTTACTGAATAAACTACCAATTACATTTCCTATCATCGTTCATTATCTTTTATCATATCATCGATAGACTTATTCATTACCTTATCGGTGTATGATTTGTTATTAAAAAATACACTCTTTACTGAAGTAGGTATATCTTCTTCACCTAAGAGTATTCTATATATTCTACTTATTAAGTGCGAACACTTAAAGGAGGTTTTGAATACAGAGTATTT